ACAGCATCGATGATAGGGTCTAGAATTTTGATACGATCTTCTTCGGACATTGCTTTGAGTCTATCATATAGTTCGTCTGATTCAATCAATTGTCTGCTCCATATACTTCTTGTATTCTTCTAGTCGATCTCGTTCTAACACTTCTTCGAGTATTATCTTCGGATCTTTTATCTGATAAAAGCACCATTGCGCGTCAGTTAGCCAAACTACTTTACCAACGGCGTAGGCCTTTGTTCGTAAGATGCTGCGCCATACAATATAACAGCGTTTGCGATCTTTGCGCTTGGGCGTTTTTGGCATAGGTGCGTCCCATTTATTCTTCGGCATAATACTCACTTGCTATGAGGTCAACTATTAGTTGCTCATTTTTAGACAATGGTCGGTTAAAGGTTAACACGTCGAAATTACTTCTCCAATCGTTAGAAAAAGTTACCCTAGTATTCTTAATACGTTCTTCAACAAGGGTACAAACTTCTTCAGGTAGGATATGTTTTATGTAAACATAGGGCCACATAGTTAACTCAATTTATTGTAGGTTCGCATTAAAAGCTCTGACAAGTCGTGCTCTGCTTGACTTTCGTCTAGGCTATATACCTGCACATCATCAAAAGGAATAGTCAGCACGTCTGACTCAATATCTAACAGCAAGAGTATGTCGTGATCTGTTAGAGTTTCTTTCCTGTGATGTGCTAGCCAAATAAATCCCATAATAAATAGATCAGTTGCCATCATTTCGTCTTTAACTTGGTTTTCTAAAATAAATCCAATTACTTCAGATCGTACTTCTTCATATGCCAGCGCCCTTACGCCAAGGTCTCTTAGGTATTCTAGCGAATCATCGCCCATGTTACATCTCGCTCTTTTGTTCTTGAATTTCTTTTCTGCGCTCTCTAGTGAGCAAATGTAGTTCGTGTAATGCTTTCCTTGCACGAGGAGCCGCGGCTTTAACACCTTTCTCAAACTGTTCGTGTTCTTTGAGATATGTGTGAAATGCTAGTACGAGTTCATCGTGCATCTTCATTCGATTAATCTTCCAAAATAACGTTTACAAGTTGATTCCAGTCAGTTACACGAATAACGTTAGGATTGTCATACCATCGGTTGTGAAGGTGATCAATTAGTATCGGGCGAAGCCCTACTGCTAATCCTGCATCGCAGTTCTCTGGCTTGTCTTCAATCCACCAGTAACCAGTGCCTTCATATTCTTTAAGGATTTCGTCTTTGTCGGCACCGCAATCAAGTGATACAAAGCGTTTCATAAAGTGCGCACCGAAATAACGTTTCAAATTCATCTTACGCAACTCTTGTGCATAAGGATCACTGCTCATACTAGTAATAACGTCAAACTCATACCCAGCTAACCAGAGCCTCTGTACGCCATCTACTGCGTCTTTGTGAGGATCGAGGTAGCCCATCCAAGCACTGCTGTTAAACTCACGCACAATGTCGTGGTGATCATCTTCCTCGTTCCAGTCGAAGGAAAGCTTGATATTATATTCATTTTGCTTTACTTTGCTGTAACCCTTTAACTTCATCCACTTGTGGAACGAAGACTCCCAGTCAAGCAGAACGCCATCGACGTCTGTTAGAATCTTTTTCATCTCTACCTCTAGTCTGTTATATTTTAATTATAGCACAAGCTTAGGCGGCTGTCAATCAATTACTCGCCAACCTGTACTGTTGGCAGACCAACAGCGCGAGGATGACCGCACGTATCTGGATCTCCCTCGCGATTTACACGTATGCCTTCGATGGTCACAGTGCCGCTACCGTTTGCTGTATTAGGTGACGAGTGTATTCCAGTACCGTGGCTTGCAACAGGGTCACCGTCTGTAGCTACTGGTCTACTACCTGCTGTAACGTTAGTTTGCTTTGTGCTAGTTACATCTGCGCCAGCAGTGTTTGGATCTCCCAAACGATGAATGTCGTGGCCCATAGTAGTTCCTTATGCTGTATGAATACCTGTTGTACTTGTTACATACTGCTTGGCCATTTCAGCGTCAGTCTTGTGTATAAACAGTATCCCAGCTTTATTTAGCTTGACTTTTGAGTCAGGGCTAATAGTAAAAGCAAATGGTCCTAGGCCAAGTCCTTGTCCGTTTGCCATAATTGCCATTGGCTTTGATACTGTAATATGACTAGCATCTTCTGTTTCAAAGCGTCCGATTACTTCTTCGCCTGCCATTGTCTTTAGTGTAATTGTGTCGTTCCGTGTGTACGGGGTTTCGATTATCATAGGCTCCATCCTGTTCCATTAAATCCTGTGTCTTCCATGTAAGAAGTCAGGTCGTTGTATCCACCAATAACTTGTTTATCGATGATGATTTGCGGCACTGTCTTAGCAGTAGGAACAGCTTCTAATAGCTGCTCTCTAGTCCAACCGTCGCCGATCTTTCTTGTTTCGTATGTTAGATTTGTTCGATCTAACAGTTCAAATGCTGCCGTGCAATACGGGCAGTTGTCTTTGCTCCAAACTATTATTTTCACAAGCTCATTCCTTTAAAGGTATCGCCGTCGACATCTTGCTTGCTGCCGCCTGTGATGTAGCTTGATATTTCTGTTTCCTTATTTTTCATTCTTTACCTCTAATTTCCAACCTTTTGTTTTACCTTTTTTAGGAATAGGCCAGTTTTTTTGTATCTGCATCTTAAGTGTACTCCAACTTAAATTATTTTGTTTGCAAAATTCTGTTGCTTCTCCACCGTATACTTCGTGCTCTACACCAGTAGGAGATGTTAACACATAGCAATAACTTTTCTTATTTAACTTACCTGTATACTTGCTATTGGCTAGTCCAATTTTTTTCTTGGTTCCTTCGTTATGTGAACAGTCTCTGTTATTGTGCAGTTCGGTAATACTTTTGCTAATTTTATTTTTAGTTTCTTCAGTATGAGTTTTTGGTCCATACCCTTTTCGTTCTTGTTGAAGTCTAGACCTTAGTTTTCTTTGTTCTAATGCTTTTTCAATACCATAGATTTCTTCATATGTCTTTCCTTTTTGGTTAGGAGGCCTGTTGTCTAAGCATACATTAGATAGTATACCATTTTTATCGTAACCTTTTCTGCCATATTTTTTAATTAATACTGCTTCGATGTTATATGCTAGTGTTTCGTCGATAATATTTTCAGCAATATATTCAATTCTAGGTTCTAGATTGGATTTTCGAATATCAGCAATTTTATTCTCTTTATATGCATTTCTAGTTTCAGGAATTTTCCATAAATGAGTTTTTGCTCTTCGTCCTTTTCCTTTTCCAACATAAAACGGCTGGTTGTTTCTTGGGTCTACTATCTGATATACATAATACATAACTTCAGTCTCCTGTCCTATATATTTAGCAAGAGACTGAAAATAACAGTTAGGTATAGAATACTCTTTATTTTGTATTGCACTTTTTGCAAAAATAATGTATTCTCTATTATCTAAATGCGGAGTTACATCTAACAGTGTTTGATTTTTCTCCCACACGCTATGACGAATTGCCTGTGTAGTACCGAACCCCTTTATAAAATAATATCCAATTGTTTGAGTTCCGCCATATATAGTAGCATGTAAACTAGAATTATTATGACAATCGTTGATGTCATAAGCTGATTCGTATTTTACGCTAACTGCGCCAACCCAACTACAATTGAGAGATTTTGACATGCTTAATATATCAGGATCAATTGTAGTTGGGTTGGTCCACATTTAAAGACTCATTCCTTTAAAGGTATCGCCGTCGACATCTTGCTTGCTGCCGCCTGTGATGTATGAACTTATCTGCGTTTGCTGAGGGGCTACTTGCACGTCTGATCCTGAGATCCATTTCTGTGTCCAAGGTAGCGGATTATGCTTTACGTTGTACGGGCTAGGTAGCTTTACCTTTTCCATTCGACGTGTACAGATCCATTCAATGTACTCGCTTAGTAAGTGAGTGTTAAGTCCGATCATAGAACCGTCTTTAAACAGGTACTCTGCCCATTCTTTCTCTTGATCAACTGCGTCTACAAACATTTGTATACACTCGTCCTTGGTTTCTTCTACAATCTTAACAAAGTCTGGGTCGTCTTTTTGTAGGATCCCAAGCATCAACTGTGTGCTACCCAAGTGTAGATTTTCGTCACGCGCGATAAACTTAATGATCTTAGCATTGCCTTCCATCTTCTTTAGTTCAGCAAACGCCCAGCTACACGCAAAGCTAACATAGAACCGCACGCCTTCGAGGATATTAACGCTCATAAGTGTCAGGTATAGCAGCTTCTTTAGCTCATACAAGTCAACAACAACTTCTTTACCGTTAACAGTGTGTGTACCTACACCTAGCAGATTGTACCACATTGACATTTCAATCAAGTCATCGTAGTACTTGGAGATGTCTTCGGCACATTCCACAATCTCTTTGATGTCCATTAAGCCGTCAAAGATCTTGCTTGGGTTTGAATACACGTTGCGAATGATGTGTGTATAGCTGCGGCTGTGAATAGTCTCACTAAACGTCCAAGTTTGAATCCAGTTCTCTAACTCAGGCAGCGATACAATAGGAGCAAATGCTTCTACTGGTGCACGGCCTTGTACACTGTCGAGCAGGATCTGTCTCTTTAGGTTCGAAGTAAAGATATGACGTTCGTGTTCTGTAAGTGCTTTGAAGTCTTTAGCATCTTGATAGATATCAACTTCTTGTGGTAACCAAAAAAACCCCAACTGCTTGTCAGTAAATTTGTCAATACTAGGATATTTCATAGTGTCGTATCTCTGTATTGTAGGACCACCACTTGGGTCCAGGAAAGCCTTTACTTCCGTGTGGTTTGCTCTGTTACTCGTGTCAAATACACTGCTATTGCTCATTGGTGTAATATCCTTTCCAATTATAAAATCTAGCATCTTTTCTTAAAGATTTATTTTCTTTCGTTTTATGGAATAAATGTTTCATTTTTCCATATTCTTTTTCACTTCCTGTAAGAGAAATACAAGCTTCTAACATACTATCAAAGTAATATTCTTTACCACTAGGATTAATTAGTTTAACCTTTTTAGCATTTGGATTTTCAGAAAGCTTTCTTCTAACTCCGTGCATTCCGTTATCTTTTCCATAGTGGGGAACATGGTTAGGATGTTTTCGACCCCACATTGGATTTTTTTCTCCGTTATAGTCTGCACCATGATGTCCGCCATGTGCGCTAGGAGAAATATTATAAAAATTAATGTTTTTAGAAGCATTATAAAAATCTAAATAATATTGTTCCCATTTAATACATTCAGTTAAATCCTTGCATTCTTTTAATATTTCTCTTTTAAAGTTCTCTTCTCCAAATTTATTTAAAGCACGTCGAAAATACTTTCCTGAACCTTTATAAGTGCTCGTCTGTTTTCCAGCATGTCTTCCTATATACTTTTTATCATTAACTAAATTAGTCCACATATAAACAAACATAATATTCTCCTATTATATTTATTTATCAACTTCTTCTAGTCGTATAACATTTTACAGTAATCCTCTTTCGTTTATTGTACAGTATTTTTGTTGTTTGTCAAGTGCTTAGATTGAACACGATTCACAATCTTGGTCGTCGATATTTGAGTCGTCTAATGGTGCTTCTTGTGCTGCTATGATTGAGTTGACATCAACTTCACCTTGTCCGTCATTGGTGTTAAAGTAGTACAGTTGCTTGCCGCCATACTTGTAAAACATCAACAAGTGCTGAAGCATCACGCTCATCGGAATCTTTTCATCTTCAAAGAAGATTGGGTTGTAGCTGGTGTTAACACTAATACCTTGGTCAATGTACTTCTGAAGCACGGCCATAATCTTAAGGTAACCTTCCGGAGACTTCTGCGTCCACAGTAGGTCGTACTTGTTCTTTAGCTTCTTGTACTCCGGTACAACCTGCGTTAGTACGCCGTGTTTGCTTTGCTTAATGCTAATCAATGCTCTTGGCGGCTCAATGCCGTTGGTTGCGTTTGCTACCTGTGCAGATGTTTCACTTGGCATAAGTGCCATTAGTGTTGAGTTACGGATGCCTGTGCGTTTTAGCTGCGCTCGTAGTCCGTCCCAATCCATGCGCTCAACGTGCGGCACTAGTTCGTCTAGGTCCTTCTTGTAGGTTTGGTTTGGCGTAATACCGTGTCCGTACTTTGTTTCCATATTACCACTCGGCGCGCCCTGCTCTGCTGCTAGGTCTGCGCTTGCTTTGATAAGATAGTAACTCCACGCTTCTGTCCACTCGTCGATCTTAGCAAGTGCTTCTGGTGTTACGTTTTGATATGTGAATCCGTTCTTTGCCATCCAGTAAGCAAAGTTGATAATGCCAACGCCTAAAGGACGACGCTTCTCTGTGCTCAACTGTGCTGCCAGGATAGGATAGTTCTGGTAGCTTAACAGCGCGTCTAGGCCGCGTACAGCTAGTCTGCACACTCGTTCAAAGTCTGCGGGTGTCTTAATGTTACCCCAGTTTGTTGCGCTTAGTGTACACAGACTGATCTCACCATCTGGATCGTTGATATCGCTGAGTGGCTTAGTTGGCAAGTCGACCTCTGCACACAAGTTACTTTGGCGGATCGGCGCAAGTGAAGGAATAAAGCTTCCATGCTCGTTAGCGTTGTCTACGTTTTGTAGATAGATGCGACCTGTGTTTTTACGCTCTTCCATAAATGCAAGAAACAAGTCAAGTGCTTTAATAGTTTTCTTTCTAATCTTTGTACTGCGCTCTGCCTTTTCATAAAGCTCACGGAACAGATCTTGATCAGCAAAGAACGCATCGTGTAGTCCAGGAACATCGCTGGGCGAGAACAATGTAATGTTGCCGCCCTGGATAAGCCTTTCGTACATTAGCTTGTTAAACTGTACACCATAGTCCATATGACGAACACGGTTGTCTTCTGTGCCTTTGTTGTTTTTGAGAACAAGCAATTCTTCTGCTTCTAAATGCCATATGGGATAGTATATTGTTGCTGCGCCGTTGCGCACGCCGCCTTGTGAGCAGCTTCGTGTTGCTGATTGGAAGTGCTTAAAAAAGGGAACAACTCCTGTATGGAATGCATCACCTTTCCTGATAGGGGAACCAATTGCTCTAATTGCTCCGCCACCAATGCCAATGCCTGCTTTCTGACTTACATACTTTACAATGCTGGCGGCAGTAGCATTAATGCTGTCGAGGCTGTCGCCCGTTTCAATAAGAACGCAACTACTAAACTGGCGCTGCGGAGTACGTACACCTGCCATTATCGGAGTGGGTAAACTAATGTCGTGTAGGCTAATAGCATCGTAATAGTCTTTAATCCACTTTAGTCGTTCGTCGCCTTCGTACTTATGGAACAGTGTAGCAGCAATAAGGATATAACACATCTGGGGAGTTTCAAAGATCTCTTTGGTTACTCTGTTTTGTACTAGATACTTGCCACGCAGTTGCTCCATGGCAACGTATGTTAGATTCTCGTCACGCTCGTGTTTAATAAAGCTGTTGATCTTTTCCCAGTCATCGTCAGTGTAGTACTCGAGCAGTTCTGGATCATAAAAGCCTCTGTCTACGTTGCGATCTACTAGCTCTTTAACGTGACATGGTTCGTAGCCGCCATATACTTCCTTGCGCAGCGCATAGTTAATTAACCTGCCACCAACGTATTGATAGTTTGGTGTGTCTTCTGATATAAGATCTGCGGCGGCTTTGATCAGTGTCTCTTGTATCTCACTAGTTTGCATACCGTTGTAAAATTGTATTTGACTTTTAATTTCTACTTCAGATGCACTCACACCTGTAATATCTTCACACGCAAAGAAAACTACCTTATGTAGTTTTTCGATGTCTAATGATTCTTTAATTCCGTTACGTTTGGTGACTTGAGTCATCTTTGCTTCATCCTTTTCTTTATTAATCGCGAATTAATATAGGGGCGGCGTCAGATAAGACTGCTCAATTTTTAAAGTTTTCGAAATCTCTTTAAAAGTGAGTCTGTCATTATCAATGCATCTTCCATCTATAGTTAAAATATATTTTATTTGATTATTTGCTTGTGTAATATGTATCTCAAATTCGGACCGAGAAAAACATTCAGTTAACTGCAAGGTGTAGCAAATCGCTAAGATCTTCACGAACGGACAAAAAATATTTTCCTCTATCATTTGCCAAGGCTCGGGCCACGTTTCTTGATTGTAAGGGTCTGCTTGAATCAGTACTTCGGGCGCATTGGCCCAAAAGTCTATGCACGTTTGGATAGGATCTGGATCTGTTGCCAGAGCTTCTCTAAAATCTCGCCATAAGGCTAATCTAGCCTCGTAAGGTTTATCAAACAAATTTAACCTACTGTTTTGAATCTATAATAAAATTGAGCGTCATCATCTAAGTTTGAGTTTAACATCATCAGCACCACTGTGTCAACCACTGAATCGCCATTTTCATCAAAGAGTTGCATTGACAATTCTATGTTTTCTAGTGTGCCCGGGTTGCCGATAATAGTGTAATCATCTGAGTAGTTGAGACCATTGTTAGCAGGATCAACCATTACGTTGATGTTACCCTTTCTAGCGACATCATAAGTATTACTTCTGTAATAGTACTCTATCTCAATGTTCTTGGTTTCTTCTGCTGGAAATCTAACAAACTTCTGTATTTCATTTATTGTACCAAACGGTATTACATTAGTGTATGCGTTTTCAAAGAATGTAGGACCCTGTACTTCTGGGATATAAGGTACACCGTTGATATACTCTTGTGCATACCCTAATTCTCCTGTTCTTTGGAACCAGTCGTCTTGCGACAAGTTCTTTTCATCCTGGAATTCAATTACTGGGTTAGTAATTGTAGCACTCGATCCGCCATTGTTGCCAACAGAGTAATATCTGTTAATGGTACTTACGTTGCCCGTACCCTTTACAACTAAGAATCCTTGATTTTGAATATCTTTAAATGTTGTTTGTTCAACTACGTTGTTAAGTGGTCCTGTTCCTGATAGAGTATTTTCACCAAACGACACACCTTTGCCTAGTGCTTCAAAATAACAATTTGACCACACGTTGTCTTTAATAGCACTGTCTGAGTATACTGCGTAGCTTGCGTTCTTTATGATAACTCTTTCAAACACGTTGTGGACTGCTGTAACTGTTGGAGATTGTCCTCTTAACACAATAGCTGCGCCTGTGTCAGCAACATTGTCGTTAACTTCCCAGATCCCGCGAACTTCGATATCAGTAAATAAACTTTCCTTGCTACTGAATAAATCAAATCCTGATGTTAGAATACTTTCGAGCTCTAATGTAAGGCCTTCCATTCTGATGTTACGAGGCTGGTTTAGCGTTGACGTAGCTTCTTCTGGTCCAACTGCATTAGGTGTACTTGTGCCGTTAATTGTACGGAACATCGGGCCAGGGGTGCTTTTTCTAAATACAGTTTTACCAATTCCTGCGCCTACAATGTTAACATATGAAGGTATGTTAATAGTACTTGATATAACATACTCGCCTGCTTCAACATTTAATATAACTCTACTGCTAGCTGATGACTTTGTTGCATCGTTTAAGTACAGCTGATAGATTGCATTTTGCAACACGGATGTTTGATCAGTACCGTCTCCGTCTGCTCCAAAGCTTTTACTGCTAACCCTATCATCAAGTCTATGCTGTAGAGTTCTAGTAATAGGTGCATCAGAGAAAGGATCTGTTTGAATATACGCTGCGTCTACTTTGTATGTATACGCATTAGCATACTGAAACAAATCGTCATGCTCAGTAAGTATTTGTGTATTGCCTACACTCGGCGCACCTTCGCTAACACTACCGTTACCAATGAAAAGCTCTTGCGAGTCAATAGCCCATCCAAACTCACCTGAAGCTAATTGTGGCAGGCCTGTTCCGGCTGTCTTCTTGCCTCGTCTTACTTGAATTCTTGAAATGGATACAACAGCCATCGTATACTCCTAATAATTTATTAATAGTATTTAGCCGTTTTGTTCGAAGTACATGTATACCCTCTCCCACCACAGGGTTCGTTTCTTTTCAAGAAACTCACTCATAACACCAATCATTAATTATCTTCTTGATAAATACTAGTGTAGTCCACGGGATGGCCGTCCCCGACTACTCTAACATAAAAGGAAATTAATATGCCAGCATCGAATATTTATTACGTATACGAATACCTTCGCGAGGACTTGACTCCGTACTATATTGGCAAGGGCAAAGAAAGTAGATACAGACAACGTCATAATGTAGCAGTGCCGCCAAAAGAACGTATACGATTTGTAGCAACTAAGCTTACAGAAGTAGACGCCTTTGAATTAGAAGAAAATCTTATACTCAAATACGGACGCAAAGACCTAGGCACTGGCATTCTACGCAACCAAACAGACGGCGGAGAAGGAGCAACGCCTGGTCCAGAAGTAAGAGCAAAACTATCTGCTATCAAAAAAGGCAAGCGGCCTAATAACTACGGCAAAACTTATAGCCTTAAAAGTCCACGAAAATGGGACAGGAAAGGCGAAAAGCATCCGCTATACGGCAAGTTGCATACAGAAGAGGCTCGAAAAAAGATAAGCGAAGCCTCTAAAGAGATGCACCGGAATAAACCTATTGTAGATTGTCCACATTGCGGCAAACAGGGCAAACAAGGAATGGCAATGACTCGCTGGCATTTTAATAACTGTAAGTATCAACCTTGAGCTTCGTAAAATTTGTAAACTCTGTCCCACCAAGCATTGCACCAGTCTTTATAGGTTCTACCGAAGTACGGATCGGGATCAGGAGTTAAATCAAATTGCTGATACTCAAGTGCTTGTGTACACATAAAGATATGGCCGTGTTGTATGTTTGTTCCGTGTATTTCATTATGACCAATTGAGTAAGCTGTTAACTGTAGAAAGTAGTCTTCGATCCATTTACCTTCTTTAAGTTTATTTGATTGTTTGAAGTCACAGATTGCTTCATTGCCTTTGTATACCCCAACAAGGTCTGTAGTACCTGCATAGAGCTCAGGTACGTATAGTGCTACCTCAACTCCCCAAATCTCAGACATGTGTACTAACGCATTACAGTTAACTATTTCGGCCATCTTATGCGCTTGAATGGAATAAGGGTTTGTACCAGGGACTGGCATTTCTCCTGTGAGGCATTTGTCCTCAAGATACTTGTGCATCCGAGTACCACGGTTCGCTGCTTCTGTTGTAATTTCTTTAGCTTTCTGCTCGCCCACACGCTTGCGCCATTGAATAAGATGTGTCATATCCTTTGTCGCGCCAAGAATTGTCGTTACGCTCGGTACAGGGTTGCCCTTGCCCGTTTCGTAACGACGTGTTCCATTGTCTTGAGTTACTCGCTTTAACTTTTTATAATCGTATTTTTCTATCAATAATGTCATATAGTTAGTATAACATTAAAGATCGCCTAAGTCAACCGCTCTTTTTGCCATAGTGCCAACAGTGTCACCGCCGCCGCCTGTTGTAGGGCTTAGGTCGTCTGCTTCTGAACTCTTTAGTTCGATCTTCTTTTGATCAAAGTTAGTTACTAGCTGTTGCAGCTTTGGATCAGCATCGTATGCTGCTTTGAATACTTCGAAGTTGAATTGGCCGCGTCCCATATTCTGCATGTAACGATCTAACTTATCGATTGAGATCTTAAACTTGCCAGCGGCTTTAAGGTGATCGAGAATCTGATATATAATATCAGATTCTACTTGTTCACTTACTTTTTTTTTGAGCGCGGACGCTCTACTGATTCACGCTTTGCGCGACCACCTAGATCGTCGCCGCCAGCTGATGCGTCTGCTGCACCAAACTCGTCATCACCGCCAAGGTCCAGGTCATCGCCACCTTCGCTGTCCATGTCCATGTCTGTTGTTGGTTCCATGCCTAAGTCGTCTTCGCCGCCCATCATGCCCATGTCTTCTTGCTCGCCAGTTAACATACCAACGCCACTAGTTAAGCTCTCGCGTGTTGTTTCTAGCACTTGGTAAAGTGCTTCGAGTGCTGGCTTAACTGACGTAGTAAAGCCTTCTGCTTTTTCACTGCCTAGCTCGTCACGGATAGCATCAGCTAGCTCTAGCATTGATTCAGTTTGCATTTCTGCTGTATCTTCCATCCAGCCTGTGATTCTGTCAACCATATCCTTGGCTGCCATAACAATCTCAGCTTCGTCTTGCTTGCCTTCTTTTACAACAGCAATAGCTTCGTCGATTGCGTCAGCAATAGTATCAGGGCGCTCTGCAATAGCTGCGTTTAGTACATCAAGAAACAATCTGTTTTTTGTGTAACCTTCTTTAGCAACGGAGCCGTAGCCTTCGTTAGTTTCAACTTGGCTCAACTTAGTGCGAATCTTATTTCTAGCATCCTGAAGTTGCTCTGTAGTAAATTTGTCTATGTCAAGCTTTGTGCCAAAACGTTTTGCTAGGTTTTCGTTTAGTGACTTTGCTGTAGCAGGCTTTGAAAATTCTGTTATGTTCATGATATCTTCCTGAATTTGTATTATACTTATTTATCAATCAAAAGATGAAATCATCAATTTGTTGACGTATTTGTTTTGTACTGTCTAAGCTTACCCCTAGACGTGCTCTACGTATTTCTTTTATAGATATATCATTGGATAGTTTTATCTTTTGTATATAAAACACGCTGTCGTTGTAGTGCTTGAGTAGATTTCTATCTAACTCTACTAGTTCTTCAATTGCGTTCTTGCCATCTACTAGAGACTTAGCAATAGCAAGAGCAGAGCTTTTGAAGTTAGTCTTTGCTACTTGCTTGTTAGTAGTAGTATCGTATATCAAATATCCAATACGGTTCTTTCTAATTATTATATTCTTCACACGAATAGAATTGCCTTTTTTATAAGGCAGCGGTGATTCTAGTATTACAGAATCAACAATATCTTCAAGACGTTTAAGTAATATATCAGAAATCATTTTTTGTTATTAAAGTGTACCCGTTGTAATTAGTTTTACTTACCAAACTCTTGCGTATGAGGTTTTCTATTATGACTTGCTCGCGCTCGCCAAAGTTTGACAGGAACGCTGAGCCAGCTAGCTGTTCAAGAACATCCTGTTCTTCATTAGTAGTATACACACCACATATGAGTTCGTTTAATTTCATCGTAAAGAAGCCAGCTGCTGACGTAACGCCTGGAGTTGTTCTTGTGTTGACCTAATTTGATCTTGTACTTGTTTTCTTTGGCCTGCTACTTGCTTGCGGCCTTCAGGTGACTTAGGGTCAACAGCATCATCTGCTCCCATTGGCTCCTGTTGCATTGCTCCTTGTGCTGCTTTACCTGCTATGCTTCCTGCTGCTGTACGGCCTGCCGCTCTGGCCGCGCCCATTGCCCCACGTGCTGCGGCGCCTGCCGCTCCGCGTGCTGCGGCCCCTGCTACTGCTCCTACTACTGGAGCAAGTTCATCAGTGCGTTTGGCAATCTCATCAATCTTCATATTTTTTTCCTTCTGGAAGACTGCTTGCGCTTAGTCGTTCTCTTACCAGTATTTATACTACTAAGCCTGCGGCTTGCTGGGTTAGTTGTTTTTGTGATACGTGTTTTCTTGGCCATCGGTGCGCTCTTGGCAGCACGAGTCTTTTTCATTGTTTGGCTAGCTTTAACGTTGCGTGGCGCCGTACATGTTGTTGACTTAGCAACGATTCTGCCTTTGCGCGAGCCGCTTGTGCATCTGTACTTGCGAACGGTCTTGCCGCCAGTACGTCCAAATATAGGAGTGGCACCTTCTTCTACTTCTGTTGGTTCTTTTTTAACCAACACAAACTCTGTCATACGACCGATGTCTTCTTGAGAGTATATGTATCCTAGCTTATCAGCAAAGCGTTTTAACATTCTGCTATACAATGCTGCGCGTCTGTTCTTGATCTTAGGTGAATTAAGCTCTTCACCTTCGCGCTTTGCTGTAAATGTTAGTACGTTTGTTTCCGGGTGCTCTTGCATAAATGACTTGATTACATCTATTACCGTTGCCATAATCTTAAACTGGTCGCCTTCGCCTGAGCGTTTGATCTCACCGTCTTTTTTAAATCCTACTTCAAAGTTTTCACTATCTGGATGTAAACGTTCGAAGAATACTTCTACAAATCCACCGGAGTCTGTATTAAACTTTGCTTTGATTACCTTGGTAGTTTTCCCAGACCACTGCCATTGATACACATCATTAAACAGCTCGTTGAGTTGACTCACCTCAGCAATAAGCATTACCTACGGCCTCTACTTGACTTGTTTAGTGATGCTACTCTTTTTGATACTGGATTGATCTTTTTTGTTCTACGTGCTTTGCGTGCCATTTTGCCGCCTATGCGTGCTTTTACTTTTTTCATTGCTATGCGTCTTTTGATGTTAGGAGCAGCAAAGCATTGGCTCATATTTGATACAACTCTGCCCTTGCGGGCCCCTCCTGAGCATCTGTACTTACGAACAGCTTTGTTGCCGGCCTTGGCCCAAACTTGCTGCTCGTCTAATTCTTCTTGTGCAAATAACTCTCTTAAAAACATTTTAGCTACCTTATGCGGGCGTAAAGTTCATTAGTATTACAACAAGAGTCGATAATAGACCTGCGATGATTGTTGCTGCGGCGCCTACTAGAACTTTAATTAAACTGTTGTTGCCTTCTTTAATATCGTTGTGTATATTATCAATTTTATTCTCTACAGTGTTTAGCCTAGCATCAAGATTCTCATAACGTATTGCACATAAGTCAACATGTGCTTCTAGACTTTCCTTTTCTAACTGCGTAGTTGTAGATTTTGTGCTCATTATAGCCGCTCCTAAATATTATAAGTCCTGTAGTTGTATTTAGTCAATACGTTTGAAAAGGATATTGCGATTTACATTATTAGTTGCATTGAATGTTGAATCTTTGAATTTTGCCGACTCGTCAAGTTCTGCAATGATTGGAACAAGGTTAAAGTCCTCAGACATAATATCTACTGCTGTCTCACCGTATTCTATTTCAAATTCAAATGTCCAGTATTTGTGTACGCCTTTAAACTTTGTTCCAAAGCCCATGCCATTAATACCAGCTTCGTGTATGCTAGGCGACTTATTTACTGTAGGGTTTGCTCGTATACCAATGGTGTTTAACATTGTAATATAGTTCTGTTGTTGCTGCCATTCACTAGAAGTTGTGTCAAACCTAGCGCAGGTTTCAGTAACGTCGACAAGTGTTGTGATTTCAAATTTCATACTGTATTTAACGCCACAAAAAAAGGGTCCACAAAAATGTGAACCCTTTCTTTAATTTAGCTCAGTTAAAACTTAGTCACCAGTTTGTACTGGACCAGTTCCGCCTGCTGCGAATGTCATCTGGTTAGCAAGTGCTACTGTTGCGCCTGTTAAGTTGATGTCGCTTGCAAGACCAGCTGTTGCGCCGATGTTGCGAATGCGTGCTTGAAGCGTTGCTGCGTTGTTGTGGTGGTTGTCCATAACAACATGAACGCTAAGACCGTTTGCTGCCACGAAGTACATTAGTGGTGCTACTTCTTGAATGATTTGTTCAATTGCGCCGCCAACGCCTACTTCTAAGCTAATGTCAACACCTGGTGTAATCAAGTATGCGTCCATTTGTGATACACTGTAAAGTGTATCCACTGCGTAGAAAGTTGAGCCATTTACTCTTGCAAATTCTGCCATTTTATATTCTCCTAATATGTTAGCAGTCTTCTAACTGCTTATGTAATTATTTATCATCTAAGCAAAAAAGTGCGGTTATTTGCTTTTTTTTGCTCGAGAATGCAGTGCTTTGAAGTTTTGAACGAACGCAGGTCCAGCTTGTACGATATCATCTAGCATTTCAATTGCTGGGAGATAACCTTTTACAAATGAACTAGGTATACTTTTGCCGTCCTTTGCCAAGTCAATAAACCTCTTAGTAAGCATTACATTACTCGTTCCGACTAGATAACGATACAATGCTATTTCACGATTGCGCACTCTTGCTTCAATTCGATCAATAGCATCTTCATCTAAAAACTCCAAGTCATCTGGCATACGAATGTCGTCGAGAAACTTCTCAAGTGCTTCCTCGTTGGTTAAACCTTCGTTGTCAGCTAGAGCTTTAATGAAGTCCATTATCTGCTGGCCATTGAAATTAGTTCTTTGAAACGATCAACTGTAAACTCTTCTTGGTTACGGTCGGCTGCATACTGTTGCATAAGCTTTAGTACATCAGTTAAGCTCTTTGGACCAAAGTCTGCACCTACTTTAGATAGTAGTGTGCCTAGTTCTGCCATCTGGTTATAGACAACATCGTCTGTTGCGGCACTCTTGCCGGGGTCGTTAATATATGCTCTAATCTTCTGAGCCATTTTTAATGCTTGCCTATGCTCTGGCTTAATTTCCATTGATTCAATTAAGTCGAGGGTCTTTCTAATATCATCCATTGTTATCTCCTATTAGTCTAATATTACTAAATCCATTATTTGTCGGTACCAGTCATTGGTGCCTTCTGTAGTTACACGCTTTTTAATATCATCTGGTACACCAACGTCTTGAACTATTTTGCTGTTAGCAAAGTCGTCTAGTATTTTGTCTACTAACTTTTTTGGGTATTTCTTTTCGATTGCTTTTTTAAGTGTTTCGTATGAATACAAATCATCTGCTGTATCCAGTCCTAGCTTAACTGCAATCTCGTCTCCGTTTTTAAACGGTCCGTCAATGATTTCGTTGTTGCTTTTTTTAGTGTAGCCAGGGCCCTTGGCTTTAGGAACAGGAGTGCGCTTGACTCTAACAAGTCCGTCTTTTTGTCCCCACATCCAACGCTCCTGCTCTACAGGCCGACCATCGTCGATAACATCGTCGCTGTTTATTACGTCGAGGTTTTTAGCAATGTCTGCAATTAATAGGTTACGAAATACGCCTTTGTACTTTGAGTCTTTTTCGTGCGGTGCATGAAAGAATGTCTTTAACCACTTCGGGTCACCTGGCATAAAGTCTACTTGCACAAATCCTGTACGCGGCTTAGTTGTTTGCTTCGACTCATCGTAGCCAACAATCTGCACCTTTGTCATAATTACTGAGCTCTTGGCAATATCTTTTACAATATCGCTCTGTTCTAATCTCTTAATAAATTCCGGAATGTCATCAGTATCAATCTCAAGTGCGACATCAATGTCGCCGCTAAACTCTTTCTTGTTAACTGAGCCTAACGCATTGTCGCGTAAGTTAACACCTAATACTTTTTCTAATGATACAAGTGTTGCTTCTATTTCTGAAATATGAATTGGTCCAACGCCTGGCATTGCGCCGCCTTCGAATAATTTGTTTGTCATTTCTTCTTTGCCTCAATTACTTTTTGTATTGAACGGCGAAACTTCTTTGGATCGCCGGTGCGTATTGAATTAAGAAAACGGCGCTCAAGTTCTGATGCCGTTTCAATATCGTATGTTTCGTGTATCTTTGATAGCAGATTAATAGAACTCTCTATGATATTACTCGCAGTGGCATCAATGAAGCGATCATTGTCCCTGTTGCCGTGCAAGTTGTTAAGCTCTTCTAAAATACTTCTAGTTTGTTTTTTCATAACACTTATTCCCTTAATACTATTTAGCACGAGAACCAGTTAGGACAACTCGAGGATGAGTCAATCAACGGTTGACACTTGTAACAAGTGAATATATAAGTATTACTATGAAACGGATACTAAAGTCAATCATTAAATTACTGTCTATCGAATACAAGTATGATGTCGATCACACCATGCGTGAAGTTATGCAGAGTGTATACGGTATGCGCTAGCTGCATAACGGGGTTGCAATATTAGCTGTTGCTTTCTCGCCTTAGATGTATTAAATATAGTAGTATGTTGCAGTGCAGCATTTACAAACATATACACACTGAGGTAAAAAATAATATGATATCACTATTAACAAGCTTGGTTAACCCCAAGAAATTCGGTTGGACAGACCGTGATGCGTTAGCTTATGCTAAAATAGAATACAAGAATGACACTTCCTGGGCATACCACCAATTGGTTACAAAAGGGAGCGTTGAATGATTAACTTCTTAAAAAACTTATTCAAGTTTGATTCACGCAGTGCTGAACAAAAAGAAATTGAAACTTGGTTGTCTAATTCGTCAGATCTAGCAGACCTAGAGCGTAGACAAAAGCAACTACAACGCGGTACTGCTCCGATGCAATTGCACACTAATCTAAGAGGATGGATGTGATGAACTTTTGGAAACGGATGATTAAAAGTATGGAAATAAGCGGCGCGCATAGAGCAGCTCGAGAAATGCGTAACCTAGGTTATTATCGCGAAGCAGATGATCTCATGAAAAGCATCAATCGAGATGCTTGACTTTCAACAAAGACACAGGATTAGCGTAACGCAATGTCCTGTGTCTTCGTTGCTATCTTACGTAGCTTTTCTCTAGCTGATTGATTTTTAGTATTATCGATAATTTCATCCCAGACTTCGGCAGGAATGGATCCTATATCTGTGATGATGCTATTGATAAGATCGAGCGGAGAACTTGATCCTTGTACTGTATTGTTCCATACTGAGTCAGCAATAACGGTAACATCACCTACGGAGAGTGATGACTCGGGTGTTATTATTTCAACTAATGTAGATGTATTGAGTTGACTGTGATATTCCAAGGAAGAATAGTAGGCACAAATGTGCTGCTTCCATCTCTTGCGAAGAAGTTGCCAGCTACATCTATTTCAGGATCGCCGTCGCCATTGATCTTGATATTGATCGGGACGTTGATTGTAAATTCTCTTGCTCGCATCTAGTATCTCCTATTAATATTATTTATCTTACTGGTTGACATTGCTAAATAACTCTGTTATAACAATGACATACACACACTTAGGAGAGTAAAAATGACAGATATGACTAAAATGGCAGAAGAATTTAAGAAAATGATGCCAACGTTTACACCAAATAAGAACGGTTACGAGCTGAGAACTAAGGTGTTAGAGTTTGCCCAAAATCAAACCTGGCGAGACTATTATGCCAAGTGGGGTCAGTTCGAAACCAGCGTGAAAAAAGAAGGTGACGAAGTAGTTACTACTATTAATCTACCTGAGGTTCCTAGAGCAGACACCGTTCTGGAAACTGCCAACAAGTTTTATGAGTTTGTTAGCAACGGTAGCGGATTAAACAAGAAATAATAAACTTACAAAACTTACTATTAGAATGTCAGGGCATAGCCCTTTATTAATAAATTATAGAATGAAAGCCCCAGCTAGTTTACGCTAGCTGGGGTTAACCTTTTATTACTTCTTGAAGTGTACGTAAAGATCGTTTACAGTAGTACCGAAGCTGGTCACACGGATCTGGCTGGTGCCGCCGTTTTTAGTATTTTCAACAGCTTTGGCATTGGTAGCATTTTGATCTGCTACTCCACTGTCGACTTCCAAATCACCGCCCGAACTATTAGTAAAGAATATGTAAATTTCTTTGCCGGGCGTGATATTAGTATATGCAACTGTGACAGTCTCACCTGTGATGGTAGCACGAACAAATCTATCACTAGTAAAGTCAATAGTAAGCGTTTGCCCTGATCCAAATGACCCTGCGTTTCGTGTTGGGTATACCGTATTAGTTGCGGCAATAGTACCATTGCTATCACGAGCTACAATTTTTGATGCTGTGTTTGTGGTAGTAGCATCTACTGAATGTGTTACAATGCCACTGCCGTCATAATCGCCGCCTGTTAGATAGTTTCCTGGACTCAGGGCAAACAATGTTCCACCCAGTGCTACTCCGCTGATTGTCGAGTTGGCCAACTTGTCG